AATGCAAATATGAGAAGTGGGGAATGTCACACGCAATCCGTGAAAGTTGACGAACAAGTAACGCTCTTGGGTGGTATCCAAGTTCATTTGCAGCCCGCCCCATTTCTTATATTTGATGTTATAAAATCGTTTTAATTTTTTATAACGGTCGAGTGTTGCCGAAGTGTGGGATTTATAGCACAAAAGCCCATTAAAAGCACTACTGATGAACACAGTACAAATGTTCATTAAATGCACGTCCACCCCCATTTTGGCAACACTATTTTAGCGGTATGTGCTTATTGTCAAACGAAAAATTAAAAGTAAAAATGAAAGAGTTTATTCAAACATTGAAAGAATTAGATTTTAAGTACATACCACAAGAAGGGTGTGATGCTTGGTCAAAAATGTACAAAGGATTTATCTTATTTATTGTCAAAGCCCAAAATGGTAAATTACTGTCAAGCATTACTGTCGGTAAATTGGAAATTAGTTTGCCATTAATACCTGATGAGTATTGGGTAATTGAATTTGATAGAGAAAATTCAGATGTCGAAGCGGTGTCGTAGCATTACCGCTAACCCCCAAATACACGCAATACCATGCGTCTATTCATCGTCCGAAATACCCTACATTAACCCGCATTATGGCCTACAATGTAGGGTTAATCAATCAATACATGAATGATTGATGATGCATTCATTAATTTGCGTTAAGCATAAATAAAATTACTCTTGTTTACTTTGTATCCGCTCAAATAACTTTTTAATGTATTATAGTTAAAGTGAGATGTTTTAGATGCCTCTCTTAAACTATGATAAAATATTCCTGTTACTACATTTAAAACAATTTTACTACTTGGGCTTATCATTCCAGTAGGCTTCCCTTTTTTTCTGTTGCTTATCGCCAAACGAAATTCATCACTTCTTTTTATCCCCCTCATGGATTTGCTCATTTTTTCTTTAGTTTCTTGCGTATGCTTTTTACCTAACCATTTTTTATTCCCAGTCTGTGCAGCAGACATCTTCAATTTTGTTTCTTCGCTAAGCCTACCGCTCACATTATCCGTTCTAACATAATTACAATTTAAGCCTTGTTTAATGCAATTATACAACTCTTGATAATACCTCTCCATTTCATTTAATTGACTAACCTCACATTCAACTACTACTTCAAAGATGTGTCTATTTACTCCATACTTCTTCAAAGAATTAAATAGCTTTGTTTGCCCAATGCCAAATTCTCTTTTATAAACCTTAAATCTTGCTTCTATATCTACGCTTTGCCCGATATAAATTTTTTTAGTTGGACTTGTTATTTTATAAATCCCTATCATACTACAATGTACGAAAAAAAATGAATAATTTACTAAAAAATATGTGTAATTCTTGCTATCTGCCCGTTTTCCTTACAATGTAAAAACCCCTCTACCGCTTTCGGTGCGTGCTGATATCCGTTTCTATGATGCCAGCTATCTGTTCCGCTTGGGCTTCTTAAACTTTCAACAGTTACTCCAATAAAGTCTTTGCTTGTTTTATGATGAACGTGGTGTGTATAAACGTATCTGTGCTTAGTTTCTGCCCACTCTTTACTGAACTCCTGTGCCATCAACAGAGGCAAATCTGCTATTTTTGCCCCATCTCCATGAGTTGTGCAAATCAGATTATTAAAATACTTAAACCCCTTCCTGTGGGCTATCGAGCAGTCAAAAACTATATTTTTACAATCTTTAAAATAGGTTTCTACAACTTGCGCTAAAAAGAATCCGTTTGTGTAATCGTGGTTACTTGGGTTAAAAGTAAATTGAACATCTGCTACCCCAAGTAGTATTTCCAAAACTTCTACGTATAGCTTTTTAGCTATTAAAAAATTAGTATGCCACATTCCATCTGTATCTTGTGGTGTTCCGCTTGTGGTTGTTCTTTTTGGGCTGTCAATATGTAGTATGTCATTACCGCCAATAAACAATATTTTGTCAATATTAAATGAACTCACTTTTTTTAATATCCCTTCAACCCCCTCTAAAACTCTTTTAACCGCCACTTGATTATCGTAAGATTCGCCAACCTCAAAAGCAGTACATAGCTTTCCAATGTGTATGTCGGCTGGGTCTAATACAAGTAAGTAAGATTCTTTGCTTTTTACTCTTTCGATTTTTGGAAACTTAGGCGCATACTCTTGAATGTCTTTTAGTAATGCTTCCCTAAAATCTATTTCTTCTTTTGGTTCAGGCTCCCGATAATTCGGATTAACAACAAACAATGACGCTTCTTTGTTTTTAATCCACATGTTCTTTGTGGACGTATTCGGAACATCAAGATTATTAGTCGCATTGTACAGCCCTTCATGCTCATCCAGCAACCGCTTTTCATGTCGAGCTATAAACCGCCTGAATCCTCGTACTATCGGGTCTTCATCCCTTTTTGCGGTTGTGTTTAAGATTTTCTCTACTATCTTATAATGGGCCATGCCTTGCCGTAGCAATTCGGCTATCTGAGCATCGTATTGATAATAGTCTATTGGTTTATGTGACATAGGGTAAGTTTACCGACCTCTGTTATTTTTTGTCCTCTCATATCCGTTATCAATTAAAAATTTCGCCATCTCATTTCCAATCATTTCGACTTGGGCCTCATCAAGATATGGCTGCAAATAATGCGTGTATTCATGAATCAAGGTGTTTAGCAGTTCTTCGCCTTCAAGTCTGCTATCAATCTCAATTTTGTTTTCAGGGTGGTAAAAGTAACCCCTTGCATATCGTAGCTTTTTGTATTCAACTTTTACTTTTTTGGGCATGACCTTTGTTTATGTGGTGATAAATAACAAACCCCGACTTAGACAAGTCAGGGCGTTCTTTTTAAACCTATACCTATGAAAAAGTTTTTATGCGGCTGCATTATTTTTATTTTAGTCCATTGAAAAAAGCCTGAGCATAACCTGCAATTAATACGTCCTTATCCCGCCCGTTGATGATCTTCCGGGCATTAATCCAATCGGTTTTTGTTGGGCTGAAATATTGTGATAGTTTCCGGCCTGTAAACCATCCATGAATCATACCTTCAAACATTATGTCTGTTGAAATTTGTAAATCACAGGCTAATTCAGGATTGTTCAGCAAATCAATACCAAACTTTTTTCCGGCTTTCTGATAGTTTTCATACCATGTGAGTTGAACGAATCCACGGCCATAATATAATTGGTCGGGCGTTGTGTAAGGCTTTCGGTCCATTCGGATCTTGCTGCCATAAGGACGGCCTTTGCCTTTGCCAAATTCAACAATTGGTTGCATGGTCTTTGCGGTTTCATGAAACACGGTAGCCAAACAATACGCCAGTCCTTTAATGCCTATTTCGGAATACTTTTGTTCGTATTCATCAATTATCGCATCAATGCCCTGAATCTGCTTTGCGGTGTACTTTAAGAACAATGGCCGTGCCGTATCGAATAATCTTTTGCGGTCAATCATAAATATACTTTTGTTGTTGGCCCGCCTTGTTCAATTCCGATATGTTCAAAAAAGATACCCGCTATGGTTAATTCATCTTTAAATAGAATCGAATCTGTTACTGAGGTCGATACGGTTACGGTTTTCGGATTGTTGCAGTCATAGTGAACATGATAGCTGATTCCTAAATTTGATAGGATTGTTGTAATGCGTTGGATGGGTGTCATTAGAAAAGTGTTAATTGAGAAATGAATGTTTGATAGCGTTGTTCTTGTTTGTCGAAATACTCTTTATCTATTTCACAGGCTGTAAAGTTCAGTTTGTTCTTTCGGGCTGCAATTCGGCTTGAACCTGAACCCAAATGAGTGTCTAAAACTTTTGCACCAGCCTCTAATTTTGCAAAGTCAAAACAAAAATCATAAAGTTTAATCGGCTTTTGAGTTGGGTGGATTTTTTCTTGATTGGTATATGCTTCTACTCTACTCATTCTAAATGCCTTTGCAACTTTATCAAATGAAGTATAAGCTAATTCAAAGTCTGCACCTGAAAATTCTTGTATCTTATCCCAAATAATAACAGCTTTTGTTTTTGGCAAATGGTCAAAAAAATAATTTGCACCCCAAATAATTTGATTTTTGCTAACTCTAAATAGTTCGATAAAATATTCCATTT